GCTATCTATGGTAGAGCTACTGTAGCTTATGTTCCTGGTGGTAAAGTTTTAGGCCTATCTAAGTTAAATAGAATTGTAGAATACTTTAGTAGAAGACCTCAAGTACAAGAAAGATTAACAGAACAGATTAAAGCTGCTATATGTTACGTAGCAGAAACTAATGATGTTGCTGTATACATTGATGCAGAGCACTTCTGTGTAAAAACTAGAGGTATTCAAGATGAAGGTTCGTCTACTGTTACTTTAGGTGTAAGTGGTACCTTTGCTGAAGAGAAATCAGATATTAGAAGAGAATTTTTAAATCTTTCGAGGACAATGATTATATAATGAAAAAAATATTCGTAACCTTTCAGAAAGAAGGGATACATAAGTATCCTGATGCACCCGAAGGTGTTGAGTTTTTACAGTATCCTCACAGACATATATTTCACTTTCGTGTTGAGATTGATGTCTTTCATAATGATAGAGATATTGAATTTATCTTATTCAAAAGAGAGCTAGAAAAACTATACACAGATGGGATACTGGAATTAGATTACAAGTCCTGTGAGATGATGGCTGATGATTTAGCTGAATACATTTATCAAAAATATTCAGGTCGTAATTTTAATATTATAATAAGTGAAGATGGAGAGAACGGAGCAATCTGTGAATACCCATCTTTCAGTATGCAGACAGAGGAGATTCAACGTTGATAAATTTTTGTCATATTATGCCTACCGCGTTTCTTAATAACATAGCATTTAATTATCCAACACAATTAATGTTAGCACATTTAGTAGAGAGTGATGAAGAGTATGCTAATTTTTATAACAAGTATACTGGTTTAAAGATATTAGATAACTCTGCTTTTGAAATGTATAAACGAGGGGAACCTATGTACCCAGCTGTGAAGTTAATTGAGATGGGTCAAAAAGTAAATGCAAGTTATATTATAATGTCAGATTATCCTGATGAAGTTCCAGAGAAGACAGTGACAGCTGCAACAGAATTAGCACCACAGTTTAGAGCAAATGGATTTGGAACATTCTTTTGTCCTCAAGCTAAGATTGGTGATTTTGAGGGATTGATAGAGTCTTTTGAATGGGCAGCTACTTCGGAGCATGTAGATTATATTGGGTTTAGTATACTTAATATTCCTAATGCCTATGGTGTAGAAAAAGATAATAAGTTACAAAGATATCTTTCCAGGCTGAAGTTTATTAACGAGCTTGATAAGAGAGGAGTGTTAGGAGAAATTATAGATAATAATAAGAAGATACACTTTTTAGGATTATTGGATGGGCCTAATGAAATCGAACTTATACAAATGGCTGGTTATGGTCATTGTATTGACACGTGGGATAGTAGTGCTGCTGTGTGGTACGGTCTTAATGGTATTGAATTTGATAGTAGCCCAACTGGTTCTTACGCTGGTAAGTTTGAAAAAGAAGTTGACTTCTCCTTTACGATCGAGGACAATATAATAGATGAATCAGACCGTGATGATGATGGTCTAGGTGTGTTATTAAGTGATGAGCCAATCCAAGGTGTACAAGTGGATAGGATATATAATAGACCACCAGCGCTGCTACTTGAAGAAGTAACTCTTGCAGTAGATAATAATCTATCGCGAATTGATAATATGTGTGAAGTGAAGGAGCCTATATAATGTTAAAGAATATTAGCAATACAGGTCATATATCTGCAGTAGATAAAAATCAAATACAACCTAATGCAGTTGATCTTAGACTTGCTAAACTTTTTAAAATTTTACCTACAGAATTTTATATCAGCGATGATCGTAAACAACATAGAGAGCAAGAACAAATCTATCCAGATGTTCTTCACGAATTTTTTTTAGAACCTGGTCAATCATATCAGTTTGACTGTCTCGAAACAGTAACAATTCCAGCTGGGTATGCTGGTTGGTTAATTGCTAGATCAACATTAAATCGTAATGGTATTTTTATAACTTCAGGATTATATGATAGTGGTTTTAATAATATTGTTGGTGGTACGATGCACGTTAGAGCTGGTCCTGCAAGAATAGTAAACAATACTCGAATAGCTCAATTCATATATGCAGAAGCCGAAACAGTAGGTATGTATGATGGAGATTATAATGCGGTTTAGTGAAGATAAGTTCCTTAAAGAAGTAGAAAATTATATTGAAGGAACATACAAACAACATTATGTTGGTAAGAAAGAAATACAAACAATTGATGTGTGGGAAACATTAGGCAATATTGACAGCACTTGTCGTGATACTGCTATTAAGTATTTGATGAGGTATGGAAAAAAGGGTGGCTATAATAGAAAGGATCTATTAAAAGCTGTTCACTATATTGTATTGTTAGCACACTTTACGTCTGGAGAAGATAATGGAAATTAGAATTGAAATAGATCAACTTAAAAAAAGAAAGTTGTTCGTTTCTACTCCTATGTATGGTGGTGTATGTCATGGTATGTATACTAGATCTACTAATGACTTATCTGCATTGTGTATGCATTATGGAATAGAAGTTAAGTTCTATTATTTGTTTAATGAGAGTTTGATTACTAGAGCTCGCAACTATTGTTGTGATGAGTTTATGCGTAGTGATTCAACTCATATGATATTCATTGATAGTGATATTGGTTTTGATGCTAGAGATGTTATATCTATGTTGGCATTGATGGATCACGAAGAAGATTCTCAGAAGTATGACATTCTTTGTGGACCTTATCCTAAGAAATGTATTGCATGGGAAAAGATTAAAGCTGCTGTCGATCAAGGAAAAGCAGACGAAGATCCTCAAATGTTAGATAAGTTTGTTGGAGATTATGTATTTAATCCTGTACCAGGTACAGATAGAATTAAATTAGATGAACCAGCAGAAGTGTTAGAAGGTGGTACTGGTTTTATGATGTTCACTAAAAAAGTACTACAAAAGTATAAAGATGCTTATTGGGGAGATAGTGAATTTAGTCCTGGTGGGTTCAGCTATAAACCTGACCATGTTAGAACTAAAGAGTTTGATGGTACAAGAGAAATAATGATGTACTTCCAAGCGTTGATTGATCCTGAGTCAAGACGATATTTATCTGAAGATTATATGTTCTGTCAATGGGCTCGTAAGATTGGTTTAACGATATGGTTATGTCCTTGGATGCAATTACAGCATGTTGGTACTCATGTGTTTGGTGGTAGTTTAACTGACCTAGCTCAGATACAAGCATCCGCAACAGCTGATGTAACTAAAGTTGGTAATAAGGTAGACCACCAAGTTAAAGGTCCATTAGAAGATACAAAAGTGACTATGAAAGATACTGGTGCTGTTCCTAACAGAGCAACTAAACCATTTGAAGATGATACAGCTAAGAAATTAGCTAATAAAAAAGCGAGACTAAAAAATGCAAATAAGTAATGAAACATTTGATATATTAAAAAACTTTGCAATGATCAACCCATCTATTGTATTAACCCCTGGTAAGATGTTGCAGACAGTTGCACCATCTAAAAATATTATGGCGAAGGCTATTGTTAAAGATACCTTTCCATCAGCAGGAGCAATATATGATTTGCATAGGTTCTTAGGAGTTGTTAGTTTGTTTGAATCTCCTACATTTGAGTTTAGTGATCGAGAGGTAACGATTAGAGGTAAGAAGAATTCTGTAAACTATACTTTTGCAGAACCATCGATGATTATAACACCACCTGATGATAAACAAATTACTGTAAACAATCCGGATGTTGAGATTGATATGGCTTGGAATAAACTTAGCAATGTATTAAAAGCAGCTAATGTATTACAAGTACCCGAGATAGTTCTTACTAGTAAAGATGGTATAGTTAGTTTAAAAGCTACTGATTCTAAAAACCCATCTACAGATGAATATCAAGAAGAGATTGGTACTGATGAAACTGAATATAATTTTATATTCAAAACCGAAACTTTTAAAATGATGTCTGCAGACTATAATGTGAAAATTAACAAGCAAGGAATATCTCAGTTTACTTCTATACTTGAGACCAGTCCTCAATTAACATATTGGATAGCGGTAGAGCAACATTCAACATATGGTGGATAATGATGCGCGATGATTTTTTATGGGTCGAAAAATATAGACCACAAACTGTAAAAGAGACCATACTTCCAACTAATCTAAAAGAAACTTTTCAAAAGTTTGTAGATAAAAAAAATATACCTAACTTAATATTAGCTGGTGGATCGGGTTGTGGTAAGACAACTGTTGCTCGAGCTATGCTTGAAGAATTAGATTGTGATTATATTGTAATCAATGGTAGTCTATCTGGTAACATTGATACATTGAGAAATGATATATTGCAGTTTGCATCTTCTGTTAGTTTAATAGGTGGAAGGAAGTATGTAATACTTGATGAAGCAGATTACTTAAACCCTAACAGCACACAACCAGCTCTTAGAAA